CACCACGGCCTCACGGTCGGTCGAGAGCAGCGTCTGGAGAAAGTCCGTCGGCACGAGGAGGTCGTCATCGAGAAAGCACACCCACTCCACGCCACGCTTCAACGCTTCCCTGATGATGCCGTTGCGATTCGAGGCAACCGAATGGCCCTGCCCTTGGAAGATGGCCCAGCCTTCTGGGAGCGTCAATCCGGTGACGCTGGCCCAGAAAGCTGAGTAGCGGCCTTGCTCCGCGCAGGGAATCCCGACGAGCCCGGACATGCGCCGGATTAGCCGAGGGTGACGTTCGTCTTCGTGATGACCAACCACGTCCCGTTGTCAGCGCGAATGACCATGCCATCCCCGATGGCCCCGCCAAGCGTGCCGACATCCGAGGCCGTGCCGCCCCCGTTGAATCCCGACCCAGACGTGTTGTTCGTCGAGCCGTTGTCCACGGTATAGGCCTTCGCGTCGGCCGCCTGAATGACCACCATCGCTTCGTTGTCTTTGTTCGGGTCGTTGAGCGTCATGGCGCTTGAGGCACCAGACTTCAACCGGACGATGGTGTTGACGGACGGCACGGCAATCGCCCCGGCTGCGCCGTAACTGACACACGGCCACACCGGCTGACCCACCGTCGAGCCCGCCGTGAGCGACTGGACGAAGTCCGCCGCCACACCGAACACGACCGGTGTCAGCGTGCCGTGCGCCGCCGCACCCGTCCCAAGTTTCCCGCGCACGACCTGAAACGTCGGGCTGAGGGAAATGTCCGTGATGAGCACGAACTCACTGTCGATCTGGGCATACATCCCGTTGGTAACGCCCGTGCCCGACGTGAGCCGCAGTTGGGTCGCCGTCGAGGTGACGGCTCCGTTCAAGGTTGTCGATGTCAACGCCACAATGTCCTCCCGGCCCTACGCGGCCACGCGGCAGGCCAATTCCTGACGCAATACGGCGGTGCCATACAGCAACTCCGTCCGATCCAACCACTGGTCCGTCAGCGACTGATACTGCCGAATGACGCGCAGGGAAATCGCCAACTGGTCCGCCTTCGCCCGTTCACTCACGTCCGTCCCGCCCGGCAGCGGCATATCGACGCAGGCCAGGGTGCCGAAGTCCCGCTGATACATCAGGTTCTGTGGCGTGACCTTGCCCGAGATGGTCGCAAACGAACCCGTACCGACGCCCCACACCGTGATCACGGCGTTATCGGCCGCGAGTGCATCCACATTCTGGAGCGGCGAACCCGGTCCGACGATGGCCGGCGAGATGGGAATCGTCAGCGCGCCAGACGAATCCGTGACCGTCTGCGTGACCACGAATGACGCCACCTCGCCCGTGGACTTCTTCGACTGCGGGTTGACGGCCTTGATCCCGAACTGCACCGTATCGCCCTGATTGAGCGTGGTCGAAGACCAGCCGTCGGTGATGATGCTGGACCCGGCCTGGTTCGCGCCGTTGACGAGCGGCGTCGAGCTCCCAGGCACACCGACGGTATGCACATACACGTTCTGGTCCATCGCCCAGTCACACCCGAGCGCATAGCCCATGTCGCCCGTGCGGTAAATCTCGCTGATCTCCCGCGTCGGGTTGAAGTTCGTGTAGAGCGCATTGCCAATCTTCTGCTGTGCGACGGGATTGAGAATCGCCCAGCGGTCTTCCGTCGGACACGCCAGATTGTCGAGCCGCGTCTTGGCGCCCCAATACGTGTCGAGCGCCGTCGGCGTCGTGCCCGGCGTGCCCACGTAGTTGTTGAGGCCGACGACGAGGTTCAGCACATCGGAGTCGATGTCATTGGCGAGTTTCGCCATCTTCGGCATCCCGATGCGCTTGGCGTATTCGTCGATGTTCAGCGTGAGGTCCTGCGAACTGACCAGCGTGTCAATGCCGCGCTGGTAGGACAGCGTCAAGGGCACGCTCGTCTCCTGAATCGCTTCAGGATTCGCGGCCTGTCCCAGACGGCCGAGGAAGTAGGCCGGCTTGCGGATGTTGATCGTCTGGCCTCCGGCGGCGCCCGCCAACCGGAACTGCTTGTCGTATTCGACGTTGATGGTCTTGGCGGCCTTCAGATTGTTGACCAGCAACGCCAGGCTCGCAGGCGTCGTGATCTGCAGCGTGAGAAAGGTATTAGCCGTAGAGCTACCCCAACCTTTTGGGATGCCCAAGCGAGCGACGAAGACCTATCGGCGGAGGAACGACTTATTCTTGCGCCAACGTGCAGCGAGATCGTCCACCGACATGTCCGCGAGCTCAGGCTCGGGCACGGTTGGCGATCCGCCCACCGGCTTAATGGGCTTGGTCGCGCGGGAGACGGTCTGAGGCTGGCGCGCTGAGCCGGACGGGGCAGCGCCCATCTCTGCGGTCATCAAGCGTTGCAACGTCGCAACGTAAGTCTCGGTGACGGGACGACCCTCCGTCATCGCAATATATCTATACGCGTCTTTCGGATTTTTCGCAAGCCAGTAGGCGAGCGCCGGCCCATTCTCAGACGTGAGGATGGCGGTCTGCATGACGGGCGGATGGCCAATGCCGTCGGATTCGGCGGCCTTGAGCGCCTCGTCGTAATCGGGCGTCTGCTCCGAGAACGCAATCGCACGCTCCCGGAACGTCTTCATCACCGTGCGCGAATCGTGGTCGAGTTGCTTCTCTTGGGCCTGACGCTCAGCGGCGGCCTGCTGAATCGCGGCGTGCTGGGCAATCTTCCAGTCCTGCAACGCTTCGATCCAGTCCTCGTAGGTCGTGAACTTGCCCAACTCCGGCCGCGGCGTCGTGAAACTCTGCGGGACTTCTGGCTGCGGCGTCGGCGGGGCCGGAACGCGGGCTTCAATCTCGGCCAGACGCGCTTCGAGCGCCTTCCGTGCGGCTTCCTCGGTGCGCCATTTGGCCGTCAGTTCGCGGATGCGCGGGACATCTTCCGGGCCGGCGTCTTGCGACTTCGCGCGCTTGCTCGGCCGTTCGGCGTCGGGCGTCTCGGCCGGTTCGTCCGCTTTCGGCTCGGGTTCAGGCGGCGGCTCGTCAGCAACGGCAGCCGTCTTGCCCTTCGCGGGGGTAATCCCCATCTTGGCGAGCTGGGCCGACACGTCCACATCCGTCGGTTCTCGCTGCTCCAAGGCTGGGCCGCCGCTGGGGACACGTTCGATGGTTTCAACGTCACTCATTGCCGGCTCCGTTAGGCTGAGGCGGGGGCACGGGGGCCAAGTCTGACGCCTGCACGGCTTGTCCGAGCGCGTGGGCGTGCTGCATGGCCGCCAGACCCACGTCATGCGACTGTGCGTGGCCTTGAAGCGTCATCGCCTGCTGCTGGTCTAGCACTTTATGAAGATTCTTCATGTGCAGGTCGAGAATCTTGCCGAACCGCTCCTCCACCGCTTCGAGATAGGTCCGCGCGTTCTCGGCGTCGATCTTCTCCTGCGCGATACCCACTTGGGCGCTGGCTTGGATCACGGCAATCTTAATCTTTGTGTCGTTATCCATCTGCGCTTCGGCGAGCTTCGCCTGTGACTCCACTTGCTTCGTTTGGATGACGTTTTGCGCCTGCTGCAACGCCTGCCCGAGCTGCTGCATCTGGCCCTGCATCTGGGCGACTTGCGCCTGCACCTGCGGCGGAATGTCCTTGTTGCCCTGCATGGTCGCCAAGACGCGCGGGTCGAGCACGGCCTGCATGCGCTGCTCGAGCATCTCGTGGCCGGCGAAGTCTTCGTTCCCGAGATATTGGTCGCCGAACACCGTCATGAGCGACGGGTCAGCTTGGATGAGTTCCGCCAAGGCTTCTGAGGTCTCAGCGCGACGGGTCGCAAAGGCCTTGCTCACCGTCGCCGTGACGCCGTAGCGCCCTTCGCTCAGATTGTAGAACTTCGGCTGCGCGCCCAGCTTCTCGGTATACGGCTGGTTGAGCGTAACCTTCTTGCGCGTGCCGTCCTTGGCTTGGACGTGGACTTGCCGGCCGGGACGGTCGTAAATCACCGGGATGAGGTCGAGCACAACCTTGGCCTCATAGGGCAGGCTGATCTCGCGCATGTTGTTGAGATAATGGCCCGTCCCATGCTCCATCTGGCGCTGGAGCGCCAAGAGCGCGCCCTTCGACTTCTGCGTCGGGTCAGGATTGCCGAGCGCCACATCTGGCACGCCGGTCGTCAGGCGCACGTTCTGGACGAACATCTGCGCCAAGGTCACGATGCCCTGAATGGCCGGCTCCACGCTTTCGCGCTGGGGAGCCGGCACGGCCGTCCCGTTCACGTCCACGGGCTTATAGGGCAGATACGGCAGGTTGGTGATGTTCGCCTGGTTCCACCACGGCAGAAAGTCTTCAATCTGGCCGATGGCGGCAATAAAGGGCGCCTTCGGCATGAGCGCGATGCGCTCGACCGCCGCCGAGAACAGCGAATTGGCCGCGCGGTTCGAGTCCATCGCCGGGGCCGGCATCCCGTCCCATCGGCGCTCGTTGCCGAGGTGCCACTCTTTGCCGATGACCGGGATGATCGGGATGTAGTGGCCGCCCCACTCAGCCTCTTCGAGCACTTCGGCCGCCGTGATCTTGCACCACTTGATGAT